CTCGTGAAATGATTGTGTTCCCGATTACTGCAAACCATTCATCTTCGTCATGCTTCTTAGTCTTTATAACTCTTGTGATTCCCTTGTATACTTCGTTGTAATTATTCTCATTCTTTTCCATTATCTAGACTCATCTTAAAGTTTGTACTATCATTTTTTTGCGCTGCCTCGTTTTCCTGTGATACGGATTGTGTGCTGTCCTGATTATTCTTCTGTATGTTCAGACTTATTACGCATCCTCCTAGTGTTGCTGCCATTATCCATGCCACTACTAGTAGCATCATCAGTTTTCTTTCTTTGTCACTTTTACCATTTTCCATGATTTTTTGCTCATCTCTGTTAAGTACTTTCCTAGCTCCCTGTAGCTTCCACAGGTGGTAGTTAGGCTTACCACCTGTCCTGTTTTCTCGTTAACGAATTCAATTTCAAATATAACGAACAATTGTGTCTCTTTTTCCATTCTGTTTATATTTAACTTTTCTTTTGGCCTGTTGTCCAGATTACTTTCCACTTTTTTTGCTTCTCTTCAACTGCTCCTCCTACGAACATATTAGGACATAAGTCCCTTATATTAGTCACTGTCTTTATGGCTCCTTCTTGTGTTTCATATTGTTCAACTATAATATCATCCGTAAGAATAATTGTTATCCTGTAATTCTTTTTTTTTTCCCTATACGATAATTTTTCCATAACTGTTCATTTAATTGGTTTTTTCTGCATTGCAAATATATACATTTTTTCAAAATACAAATTTCTGGATTTCTATTATAATAATATATTTTTTTCCCTATACGATAAATTATATATGTATATGATATCCTGTTGAAACTGTTCATAACTGTGTTAATTTATTCATTTTCAATCATTTATCCTGTTCATAACTTTGTTAATAACTTTTCATTTATTTATTAGCATTGTTCATAACTATTTTCTGTATATATTTTTCTGACATTTCCAAATTTTCAGTCTCCAAGTTATCAACAATTTATCAACAGGTTTATTAACCGATTTTGATAGGTTATCAACAGGTTATTAACCGCGCATCTTACGTCTGGCAATACGCATACGTTCCAAACGCTTGCGCTGCTTGTCTTTTTCCCATTTTTCCGGGTTGTCACCGAATACTTCTACACCCCGTCTTTGATAATATCTTGTTAAGTTGTCCCATTCTTCGAGGTCTTCTGTGCTGCACTTTTCGCCTCCTATATATCTGTAGCCTCTCTCTTGCTTGATTATCCATAATTTTTCCCGCTCTTCTTCTGAGTACACCTTATCGTGGTAATACTTAGGCATCGGCAATTCTCTGCCGTCCTCTGCCTTGTACGTCTCAATAGTACGTTCTCCCTGATATCTGTTTCGTCTTGCGTTAATGCTTTTTTCGTAATCTCGGCCAATACCTTGACTACAGAATACTTTTCCCTCGAATTCAGGACAGTTTTCATTTATCTTTAACATATACTTGGTGATATAGTTAACTGTCTTGCCGTTGACATAATCTCCTATGTAGGTATATCCGTAACGCCATGCGTCTACGTCTTTTTTGCTGCACCATACTATACCGTGCATGTGTATGCGGTTGTAGTCTTCACCTTTCTCTGTGATTACCCAATGCTTTACGGACTTTCCCGTTTTTTTCCGTATCAGTTCCAACCAATGTCTTATCGCATAACGGCACATCTCATTCTCCTCTTCATATGTTGGCTTCAGTCCTGCTTTCACGGCTCTGCGCACCTCTTTATACATTTCTTCATTGAATGTCAGAGTCAGGAATAGTGCTCCTTTGTGCTTTTTCAATTCTTCGGACAGCCGTATATACCATTCTCTTCTCTTCTGCTTTCGACACTCCATACACTTTCCGCACTTTACCGGCACATATCTCAGACGTTCATCTTGGCACACTGGCGGATTATATCTATTTTTTTTCGTCGGTAAATATTTTTTGTTTAGTATATACTTGGTATACAGACACATATCATATAATTGTTTAAGTTTTACTTTAATGTTTACGCGAAATGTTCCATACATAACAATGAGAGGTCGCAACCTTCTTCCGATGGCGCTGCCATCTTCAGTTGGTTCGACCTCTTGTTGTTACGTATTCTAACCGTCGGCGATTGAGACGCCCATAATATGACCATCAATCTGATTTCGTGCGTGTGCGATATACGTACGCGCGCGACTTACTTGATGTAACTTAATAGTACCTTTAAGAACTTACCTAGTAGCCTTGCATATTCTCCTTCACCCGTCATCTCATCGAGCAGCTTCGATGCTGCTTTGTCTTGCTCCAGTTCGAAGTCTGCTCTTTCCCACTGTTTCTGCATCAAGTCAAATCTCATCCCTGACAGTGAGAACTCGTTAACCTTACCTGTTGCAATGGCATCTATATCTTTCATCATACGCTCTAGCACACCTTTGTCGAACAGTGCCTGCTGCTCGTCTTTATCCCATTGTGCCACGTCTCTTCCGATAGGCCCGAAGTATCTCACGAGCACTGACTGTTCCCAGTCCATTCCTTTACCATCGGCATTGTATTTTATTCCGTTCTTGATAACTCTGTTCGCTGCGTTCTGGAACTCAAGCAGTTCTTTGTTCTCTTTCAATATATCTCCCTGTAGCGTAAGGTTATTAACCTCTTCCTGAATCTTCTTGATTTCTTTCACTGTCTTGTCATAGGTAACCTCTAGGTTTTTCTTTTCCTGTTTTGTCCTGCCAATCTCGCCAATCTTCTGTGCTAAGTCTATGCTGCTGCCTATCAGGTTCTGCATGTTCTGTGCCGTAGCCTCGGCTCTTGTCTTCTCAGCCTGAGCATTAGCCAGCTGAGTGCTAGCCATTACCTGCTGTGCTTGTAATGCCATCTGTATTCCCATCGGCTGGAATGCTTGAGCAGGCTGTACATTAGCTCCTGCACTTGCTTGTCCTGCTGATCCTCCGCTGCCATTCATCAGCGCCGGATTCAGTCCTGCAGCTTTCATTTGTTTTACCTGGTTCTCGTATCCCGTGTAGTCGAACATCTCCTTGGCATACTGTTGTGTCTGCGCTGCTGCCTCCTTGTTCCATTGGTTCTGCAGTGCCATACGGTTGTCTTCTGCCTTGTTCTGCTTCTCCCACATTTCACGTCCGTAGTCCATCTGCTGCTGCCATTGCTCTTTCTGCCATGCCAGTGCTTTTTTGTTCTGTACGGCTCCCGTTATTGTGTTGGCAATTCCTGTAATCAGTCCTGAGCCTCCATTTCCTAAAAAGTCTAAGAATCCCATATTGTGTCGTTTTCGCGCTTTTTCAAAAAGCGATTACATATTACTCGATATATATGGCTATGTGCGTACCGAAGTACGCACAGTTATTGAACCCGAGTGTCAGCTCGGTAGCCCAGCCTGATTTGGTTCAGGCGCGCCTTTAGGCGTTTCTTCTGTCCTGCCCTCATTAGGTGGCTGCTGCCCCTTGGCAATCTTTTCTCGATTCACCGCACTCATAGCTTCCAGAGCAATATCCCACTTGTCTGCACGCACGTTGTATTCAGGTCTTACTCCTTTTTCTTTTGGCGTATATATTAACGGTGATGTGTCCTTGATTGGCTCGCCCGTCTCTACCATTTCTCTGCATCTCTGTTCTATCGTCTTGCCTTCATAGGCTTCCATCACGTAGAATCCTACTCGATGGCTTTCTTTTAATACTCTTGGCTTTCCCATATTCTTAGTTGTTACATTAATGGAATCTGAGCTGCGCTCATTACTCGTCTCGCGGTTACTCCGCAACCAATCTGCACCCAGAAGTCTCTGTTTGTTTCCGTGTTCGTTGCAAAGATATAGGTGTAGTCTTTTGGATTAATATACGTTGTTGCGTTGGTGATTGCTCCGTTTTCGTCCACATTATAGATTCGGTTTAGTACCATATAACTTTCCTCTTCACCTGCAGCGAAGTCTGCGAATGTCTTATTGTAATTGGTCATGTAGTCCAACCATGCAGGTTGCTTTCCGATTGCTAGCGCAGTTTTAGCCAGTCCGTGCATTTTGTTCTGCATCAAATCTTGATAACCGATACCGTCCAGCTGTGGCTTATGCAGGTCATCCATTGTTTCTAGCCAGTTGTCCCAGTCATTACCCTGAGAGTAGTCTACTAGTGGTGTAATGCTCACAATACCCATGATATAGCAAGGTTCATTGACCTTTATCTCAACCTTTCCGCCTTTTTTCTGCCCGTTGTATCCGCGTCCTGCTAGGCTTCCTAATGGCTCTTCTATACCGCTTGCCGTGCTTGCTGAATTACTTACTACCGCTTCGAAGTCAATTATAGTTGACATACCTCCCTCGTATACCGGTGTTTCTGCTCTGAAATAATAGTCTGTTGTGTAGACAGTTTCGATCCAGTCTTTGTAACTTCCTCCTGATACCGCAATGCGGTTCAGCATGTTGTATACCTTTTGTGCAATGTTCAGGCTGTCTAAGTTCAGTTTTCCTTCCGTAATTGCTACGTCAGTTATCGCTTTGATTCCGTTGTCTCCGTCTACCCATTCTTTATTAACCCAGTTGTTGAATATATCACTCTGTAGAGTTTTAAGGCATAGTCCGCCCATTTCCATTTGAATGATTGGCATTTTAATATTCGGTTCGTTCGTCTCTTTGTCTCCTGTTCCTACTAATACATCTTTAATGAATGATAAACCTAACCATTCTTCTGTGGAATTTGCTTTGATTATTATTTGTTTTCTTCCTTGCTTCAGGATATACTCCCTTAAGTTATCTATTTCCTCTAGCTTGTACGAGCTTGTGTAGTTATTTACTATTGTTCCTTGTTTAATCTCTTGTGTTTTCCCTTTTAATGTTATTTCTTTTCCCTGTTCTCCTTGGAAAGTGTATTCAAATCTATAAGTTTCTCCTATAACAGTGGTTACTATTTTTTTTCCGGGTTCGTTAGTTGTTACATTCCATCCTGCTACCCCATATTTGTATGGCATTACTACCGTATTTCCATCTACGCTAAATTGAAATTCTTTTATGTCTTCCAATTTGATATCCGTCCCTGTGATTGTTATGGTAGCTATTTCGGTACATTTTAATACAGTATTGCTTAATCCGTTTTTTGTCCCTTTAAAATCACTTGTAGTAATGGTTGCCCCATTTACAATTGTACTACCTCCCATCACCATAAAGTACGCTTCCTGCTTGTTCGCATAGTAATTTTTGAATACGTCGTAATATGCAAAGTAAGGTATTGCATTGACATTGTCGATTTTGTCTCTTATAGGTTCATATCTTAATCCTAGGTATTCCGCTAGACTCCCTTTTCCTGTTTTTTTTGACCTCCTTAAATCACCCGTGTCTCCCTCCAGTGTTTTGTAGCTGTGTACGAATTTAGGTAACTTTACTTTTTTCATTTCCAGCCCGATATTTAGTGCATTGTTGTGTAATTGAGCCTGGTATAATCTCAATGGACACGTGAATACGTCCAGTTGCATTTTGAATTGTCCAAATAGAGGTCCTACTGTTGGATGTGTCAGCACTTTTGTATCTAGGTCGATATCGAATGTATCTCCTGGCAACGCCAGTATCTTCATAAACGGTACAAGTGTACCTACCCCCATAGGTGATCGCCATGCATAAGACAGGTCATGAGTACTGCGTCCATATTCTTTTAACTCTACGGACATCTTGTTGCTGTCACCCAGTGTGTTCTTTCCGATGTTTACTTTCATACTTCTTTTACTTTTTCCGGTTTATAATCCTTAATAGCCATAGCAATTGCCATAGCAATTTTGCAAACTTGTTCATAATCGGTTTTTTCCAGGTCATTAATACATTCTTCTTTAGTCTTATATGTTCCTCGTGAAATGATTGTGTTCCCGATTACTGCAAACCATTCATCTTCGTCATGCTT